TAAGGATACAGTCCATAATTATTATCTGGTGTGCGGAATACATAACTAGGAACAGCACCTACACCTGTCGTACTTTCTTGGTCAATAGCCCTATCAACATATTCTTTATAATCTAATACTCGTAACGTAGTACCAGCTACACCAAGTGCAGCATCTTTACTAATACGGAATGTTTCATAATCTATAGATTGTGTATTTGCAGGAAGTGTATAACGAGTTTGATTTGCTACTAGTGTAACAGTAGCTGTGCTGTGTGTAAAAGGCCAACCAAACTCACGTGAGTTAATATAGTTAATGGCATCGTTTACTGCGTTTTTACACTGGATTTGAAATCCACGTGCATTAGAGAATGTAGCGGCAGTTAGTTCTACCTCATTCATTCTATTCAGTACATCGTTGGATAGTCCAAGATAATCATATGCCATGTGAAATCCTCAAAACAAAAGTGAAGGGGCAAGTTGCCCTGCCCCCTCAACTATTTAGGCAAGTGTATCACGGTCAACTTCGTTAGCCGTGCGTGGTGCAGACATATCTACAACAAGTGCGTAGACACGTGCTTTACCAGCAGTACCTGTACCAGTGACAGTTGAAACAACGTCAATGGTATCGGCAGCAGTTGTACCTTGTGGTACAGCAGCTTCGGTAACGATGTCACCAACTGAACCTGCTTGCAGGTTAATTGCAGTCACGATGTCTGCAGACCCGATTGACAGGTCAGCAACGTGAGCAGTTGAACCAGCACATGCTTCAGTGATAACTGCACCAGCAGCAAGTACCATGCAGTTAGCTGGGATGCTAACAGCAGTTACTGTACCGCTTGCGGTAGGAAGGGTTACTTCGGCTTCGTAAACACGAACACCTTTAGCAACGGTTTGTGAAAGAGTAGCCATTGTCTAAATCTCCCCTTATACCAAGTTGTACTTAGCGTTCACAAGTGCTTCAGGACGAAGAATCTTGCGACCGTACAGATGCATACCACGAACAATGTCAGCAAAGCTGTCAGGGTCACGGTAGGTTTCAGTCTTGTTAATCTGCTCTGCAGTTGCAACAGCAGAATCGTGACCGCCAACCATTACGCCGTAGTTAGAAGCGTTAGTACCACCAGTTGTTGATGGACCAGTTCCAATTACAGGAAGGTTGTTAGACACGTATACACGGAAACCATGCAGGTTATTCAGCACCAAGCCATTCTGCAGACCTGACCCACCGAAATCAGCATTGAACAGACGTGAGTCTTCGTCCATGAGGATTTCTTTGAATACAGGGTCGATAACCAGCCAACGGCCTTGTGTATCAACATTCTGCTGGTCCAGCTTACGAGCCATACGAGCAATAATCTGCAGTGCGTTGGCATTACCTGAACCAACAGTTGCAGAAGTTGCGCCACCGGCACGTGGCTGAATACCAATTGATGAACCGGCTGAACCACCAAAGTCATCAGCTTCCAGCTTCATTGAAGCAAGAAGTTCGTCTGAACCTGCAGTTGCAACAGCAACAGTACCATTAACGGTAGTGTTAACTGTGTCAGCATTTGCATGAAGTGCAGACTGAGTGTAGCCTGACAAGTAGCCAAGAACGTCTTGGTCAAACTGGTCAGCAAGGCGATACGCAGCACGGTCACTTGCCAGAGACTGGAAGTTAACGTGTGAGTGTGCCTCTTCAATGTCATCAACCTTAAATGCAAAGTAGTTAGCTTTGTCGATTGTCAGGCTGAAGTCTTCATCGTCCAAGTCTTGTGCGGTGATTTGTGTACCACGTGTGTAAGCCTGAACTGAAATTTCGGGTTCCTTGATAATCTTCACGGAATCACCCATGTTAGCAATCTCACCGAAGTAGTCGGAATTTGAGATAGCTTCAGCAACAGCAGACTTGCGGAAAGCAAGTTGCACCTGTTTGCTGTAAATTACGGGTGAAAAATTACCGTTAGGAAGATTGCCATACCCCGCTGCGGAAGTAAATGCCATTTTAAAATCTCCTATTGTAGCATTTTACAGATACAAACTCGCAAGACTAATCAGGAGGCTGGTTCACGTGGGTGCGTATTCTGGAAGGATGGCCGTCCTACCATTCAACGGGCCATGTTCGTCAGGTAATCCGTAAGGCTTGGCTGTTTGCGTATTGTAGTGTAACCATATTGCGCTATACAGTTACACTAATCTGACTATAGTTATACTTAGAAATAACTATTTGTCAACACTTTTTTATCTGGCTGAACCAGATACATCATAGATAAACTTACCACTACGGATAGCTTCCATGATTTCGTCAGACATCTTCTCGTATTGTTGAGGTGACATCTTTTGTACTTGAGACTCTTTTAAGTAAGTAGACTGCTCATCATTTTGTGGTCTACTTCTTGAGTTCTTTGTAGATACAGACTTAGCCGCATCTTTATCTTTAGTAGGTTTACTTTTAGCAATACCCATATCAGCTTTGTACAAATCAATTGCTCGTGCTGCAGAACGTGCATCATTGTCGTTATCGTACAGGGCATCTTGTACCCACTTAGGTTGGTCTTCTGCCCAATTATGAAAGTCGTCACTGTCACGAATCTCATCAAAGTCAGGATGCAATCGCATTAGTTCTGCTTCTGCTTTTTCTTTAGTGGCACTAGTCTGCATCTCATCAATTACTTTCATCCGGTCTTCCAGAGCAGCTGCCTGCTCACGTGCCTTCTTCATAGCAATTGTTTCAACGATAGCTGCTACATCTGGATAGTCTGCTGCCCATTGTTCAATGTCCTCATCAGACTTAGGTAGCTTCATTTCTTTTTTAGTAGCTTGACTGAGTTGCGATTTTAGTGCCTCAATCTCTTTTTTAAATTCTTCTGCCTGCTGCTGTTGATGCCTACGCAAGTCAGAGTAACGCTTCTTAAATGTTTTTTCTTCTGCGCTAGTAGGTTCGGCTTCTTGTGGCTCCTCTGTAGTTTCCTCTACTTCACCACGCTGTTCTTTCATTAGTTGTTCTAGTTCTTCTTCTTCCATCTTGCGTTTTTCTTCGTTAGTGTATTTACGATTTGCAAACGCAACTTTCTTTGGTGACTGCATTTCTTCAGCCATAATTGTATCGTTCATTGTATTTCCTTTTGTTGGGGCCAACGTAGCCACACCTGTCGGGGGTGGGGGATGGGTAGGCCAACTAATTAGGGTTATTGTCTTGCGGCTAACCCTTTACCACGTTGCGACATTGGCAGCATAAACTGACCAAGTGCAGCATCAAACTCTGGTCCAAACACTTTAGCAATAACGCTACGTGCTGGACTATTCATAAGCCTACGGATAATTTCTTTTTCTTCATCCGTAAGGTTTGCATAGTTCTGCCTAATTTCCTGTATATCAAGTTCCATTATTTAATTTTCCCTACAATGTAACATAGCGGTTCAAGAATTGCTCTTTCAACCGCACCACGTAAATGACGCTTACCATGTTTTTGCATCCAAATATCTGCAGTACGTCTACGTGCAATACCTTCTAACATACTACGAACAAACATATTGTACCATGTTTTGTCTTTATATGCAAACTTAATTAGAGGTTTAAAGATACGATGATAACCTTTCTGATATGCAGGGTCCATATTCTTACTATGTTGTAGCCAAACAGTTTGACGGAATGAACCAAAGCCATAAGCGTTGTTCATTGCTGTACATACGATTTTGTCACCGCCGCCGCCGCCGCCGCCACTACTACTACTACTCCGTGATTTAGCAGCATCACGTGCTGCTGTTGGGCTGTCTTCACCCCGACCTACTGAAACACCTGTTGCACGAGAAGCATCTCTAGCTGCGCTAGGGCTGTCTTCGCCTCGACCAACACCAACCCCTGTAGGACCGCTATCTTCATCTCTACCACTGTCTCTATCTCTACTAGATAATGAGGCTTTAGTTGCTGTTGGTGTCCTACCAAAAGCAGAAGCTGTATCTGCATCAATACGTCCTGTTGTTTCTGCCCTACTTGCAGCATTTAATGCATCCGTAGCAGTCATACCCCTTGCCATCAAAGCATTTGCAGTCTGTGCAATTCTATCATCACGGGTTGCTGTTGGCGTAGCTTGTCTTACTGCACTTGTTTTAGCTGCTTCTCTTACGTCTTGTCTAGCTGCCGATTCTAATGCTGAAGCCCTTGCGTTTGTTTTTTCTGTAGGGGTCATCTGGTCGTCTGTACCTAGCATAGCATTTACATAATCCATTACAGATTTATCAATACTGATATTTTTTGTTGTTGTTTTGCCATCTGGACCCACTACTGTTGCTCTTTCAGTAACTGTTTTTCCAGAAGAACCTTTGTATGCGCCTGTCTTACTGTCTCTTTCTAATGATGCAATTCCAGCTAAGTCTTCATTATTAATAATTCCTTTTTGCACAGCTTCAGCTAATGAACCAGATATAGTTGCAACGGCTCGGTCTACTCTATCCTTACTAACACCAGCAGGTGTTCCAGTTTTTATTGAATTATATAATGAATTATCTTTTAAGGCAAAGTTATTTGCCGTTTTCATAATATTGCCAATAGTGTCAAGTTGCTCAACACTAGCAGTATCTATATCTTTTACTCCTAATATGTTTGCGGCATTTAGGCGTGACTGATTCATCATAACTGCTTTTGTATTTGGTGATACTTCACCTAATACAAGACTTCCTATAGCACCAAAAGGAGACAAAGAACCTAATTGATTTAAACCTAGTGAGGTTACAGCTTCATTATAGGCTTTACTTTTTGTGTTTCCTAAAATACCTTTTAAACTAAAGCTACCCAAACCCAAGTCCTTTAAAGTACCTGTAGTAGTAGTTTGAGTAGTAGTATCATCACGGCCTTCGCCACCGCCTGTTTGTGCAGTTTCTACTTGTACTGGTTCTGTAGTAGGTGTAGTAGTACCATCCCCAACAGGTCTAAACCCAGCCGGAACAGGCTCAAGAAGTTCACCAGTAGATTTACTTTTCTTTAATTTAATAATTTGTCCAGCATCGTTAATGTAATCAACAAGTTCGTAATCTACATTTGGTACACCAAACCCTATAGTCTCTTGAAAAGTAGGCATTACACCAGATACTGTTGTAGGTGTAAATTGTGTACCTGCTGGTTGGAATGTTCCTGCTTGCATGGGTTGTGCAGAGGCTGCTTGTACTGGTGCAGCAACAGTTGGTGCTGGTGCAAATCCCGTGGTAGGGGTTGCGGCAGGTTGATAACCGCCAATACCAGTAAAGCCGGGCATAGGTACTGCGCCACCTACAGCAAAGTTTAACTCGCCTTGTTCTTCTTCATCTTCAATATCTAAGTCATCAATATCAAAAGGCACGTCATCTGGAATAATAGCTTCATCACTATTACCCATCTGGCCCATAGCTTCCATACGTGCAAGGCCAGCTTTAGCTTCGTCACGCAATGCCATAATTTTATCTAAGCCATGATATCGTACTACGTCTGCAGGTAAAACAAATTCACCCTCACTGAGTTGGGCAGGAATGTCATCACGAACTTCTTCTTGTGTAGAACCAACTGGTACTTCATTACCAGAAACAGGGTCTACTGTATTGCCTTCGTCCATAA